CCTAAATTGCTAGATAAATTTGATATCAAGCAGGGAGTTAATTTTTTTGAAATTTCAATTAATGCAACGTCAAGCAAGAGTAATATAAAATTCGAAAAATTTTCTCGTTTTCCTTTCGCACAAAGAGATTTATCTTTTATTGTCGATGAAGGTATTGCCAGTTCAATGATTACGGATTCAATAATTTCTAAGGCAGGGGACAATTTAAAAGAGATCAAGCTTTTCGATGTCTATAAGGGAAAAGGAATACCTCAAGGTAAAACGAGCTTAACTTATGCGCTAGGTTGGCAAGCTTCCAACAGAACACTTAAAGATAAAGAGATAGATGAAATCATTAAAAAATTAGTAGCATTTCTTTCTAAAAAGTTTAATGCTAAATTGAGAAGTTAATGACTAAAACTATTACAAAATCAGATTTAGTAAATCATCTCCATGAAAATATGGGACTCAATAAAGTTGAATCGAAAGAAATAGTTGAAGCATTCTTTGAAGAAATAAAAAACTCTTTAGTAAATGATGAAGAAGTAAAGATTTCAGGATTTGGAAACTTTAAAATTCTTAATAAAAATGAAAGACCTGGTAGAAATCCAAAAACGGGGGAACCTGCTCTTATATCTGCCAGAAAAGTAGTCACTTTTAAAGCAGGTCAAAAGTTAAGAAAGAAACTAGCGACTATTCAGGGTGAATAAGTTACTTTCTATACCAGACAAAAAATACTTTTCAATTAGTGAAGTTTCAGACTTGTGTAAGGTTAAATCTCATACCCTTAGATTTTGGGAAAAAGAATTTGATTTATTAAAACCATCAACCAGAAAGGGCAGTAGGCGTGTTTATCAGAAAGAGGATATATTACTGGTTCAAAATATTAGGTTTTTACTCTATGAAGAGGGATTAACTATATCTGGCGCTAAGAAAAAACTGAGTTCAAAAGATTCTTCTAATGAATCTTCATCTAACGATCATTTAATAGATGATTTGCAAGAAATCCTAAAAGAAATCCAGAAGTATGTTGATTCGACATATGAACAACACTACGCAACTGGTAAAATCCAATCTACCGAATTTATAATAGATATAGGCCATGGTCTAGGATTTACTGTGGGCAATATTATCAAGTATGCTCAAAGATACGGAAAGAAGGGTGAATTCAACAAGAGCGACTTATTGAAAGTTGTTCATTATGCGATAATTGCTATATCAGTACATGAAAGGGAATATGAAAAAAGCGGTGATTGAAATTCTTTATGAAGGCGAGCCCGTGTTGGGCAGTCGAACTAATGGACAATATTTGGTTCGTGAATATGAAGATGAAGAAGAATTGGGTGGAAGTTTCTATAAGACAATTGAAGAAGCAGAAGCTCGTGTTTTAGAATATCAAAATATGGAGAAATAATGAAACTAAGTAAACACACACTTAATATGTTAAAGAATTTCAGCGATATTAATATGTCGATTGAAATTAAAAAAGGAAATGTTTTAAGAACCGTATCGGTTCAAAAGAACATTTTAGCACAGGCAGAACTTGAAGATGAATTTCCAAAAGATTTTGCCATTTATGAATTGAATCGTTTTCTTGGTGCAGTATCATTATTTGATGATCCTGAATTAGAATTTAATGCAAAATCTGTGAATATTGGAACAACTAAACATTCAGCAGATTATGTCTATTGTGACCCTTCCATGATTGTCACTCCACCAGAAAATAATATAACTTTTCCAGATCCAGAAGTTAAATTTACATTAACTCAAGATAGTTTATCTCAGGTAATGAGAGCTTCTAATGTTCTTGGTACTCCTGAGATTGCCATTGAAGGTGGGCCACACCCTAATGACAGTATTAGGATTAAAGCTCTGGATGTGAATAATGATTCAACGGATACTTTTCAGGTGGTCTTGGATGAAAAATCTGGTCATACATTTAGATTTGTTTTCAAAACTGAAAACATGAAAATGATTCCAGGCAATTATGATGTTGAAATTTCCTCAAAGGGAATATCACATTATTTATTGCAGGGTACAAAACTTCAATATTGGATTGCTACAGAATCAACTTCCAGCTTTGGGGGTTAGATGAACAAAGATATATTATGGGTGGAACAATACAGACCTTCCACTATTGATGATTTAATTTTACCAGAAGAAATAAAAAACACCTTTAGAGAAATAATCGGTCAGGACAAGATACCCAATTTGATCCTGAGTGGAAGCGCCGGAGTTGGAAAAACTTCTGCTGCTATGGTGTTGTGTAAGTCCCCAACTGCGACTATATTATTATCAATGGCTCTGATGAAGGGAGATTGATTGAAACTCTTCGTAATAAACTTACACAATACTGTAGTGCCGTTTCTATGTCAGGGGGTAGAAAAGTAGTCATCATAGATGAAGCAGACTACATGACTCCCGATTCAGTCCAGCCCGGAATGAGAGGTTTCATGGAGAAATTCTCCAGTAATTGCTCATTCATCTTCACTTGTAACTTCAAAAATAGAATTATAATGCCCATTCATTCCAGATGTGCAGTTATTGATTATCGAATTAAAGATTCTGATAAACAAAAACTTGCATCTGAGTTTATGAATAGGTGTATACTTATTCTAACAGAAAATAATATAGCCTATGAAGAAAAAGTAGTTGCAGAATTAATTATGAAACACCTACCAGATTTCCGTAGGGTGTTGAATGAACTGCAACGATATTCTGTTTCTGGAAATATTGATTCTGGAATTTTGCTAAATATAAGTGATGCAAATATGAAAGAGTTAATAGAATGTCTGAAGTCTAAAAACTTCAAGGGTGTTCGTAAATGGGTTGTGGATAATATGGATAATGACCCTCAGAAAATCTTTCGTAAAATATATGACCATTTATATCAAACAGCAGATCCTAGTACAATTCCTCAAATAATTCTGCATATTGCAGAGTATCAGTACAAATCTGCATTTGTTGCAGATCAAGAAATTAATTTAATGGCCTGTTTAGTGGAGATAATGACAAATGCCAAATTCAAGTAAATATTTTCAATACACTCTTGCTGAACTCAAGAAATCATCAGACCGAAAACTATTCAATGTAGTTTCCTTTTTCGCAGGGGGAGGTGGATCCTCCTGTGGTTATAAACTTGCTGGTGGTGATATGATTTGTGTGAACGAATTTCAACAAGTTCATGCTGACACCTATAGTGCCAACTGGCCAGATACACCAGTTATTGTTGATGATATTCGCAAGATAGAACCACAACAAATTCAACAAGCAATAGGTGGAGTTGAAATTGATATACTGGATGGTTCTCCACCATGTCCACCATTTTCCATGTCAGGAACTAAACGAAAGGGCTGGGGAAAAGAGAAAACGGCATATGGTGCAAAGATGAAAAACATTGAGGACTTAACTTTTGAACAAGTTAGAATGGTTAAAACATTACAACCTAAAGTGATAATTTGTGAAAATGTTAAGGGCTTAACAATGGATTATGCTCGAGATTATCTGAACATGATGATTAAGGAATTTGAAGATTGTGGATATATTATGACTCATAAAGTTTTGAATGCTTGGGAACATGGAGTGCCACAAAAGAGACAACGAGTTTTTATGGTAGGGGTACGAAATGATATTGCAGATAAGATTGGTATGAATTGGATGACTATTAGTAACATATATCCAGAACCAGATAATAATGGAAAACCAGTAATTGAGGATGCAATTAGGGATCTTCAAACTGACCCTAAGAATGTGGCACAGGCTAAGGAACTTTGTGAAGCAATGACAAAAAGTGCTAAATATAAATGGTTAAAGAGATTAGAAAAAAATCCAGATAGAGTGATGTCTGTAGGTGATGATGTAGTTGGGCCATGGTATAGAAAATGGATTGCTCATCGCAAAGCTAGGGGTAAAGTTCTACCAGAAGAAAAACATTCGTTTTATCAATCTCGCAGAGTGCCGTGGAATCAAGCATCTCATACTCTTTCAGAACAAGGATTGATGACAAGTCTTGCAGTACATTTGCACCCAGCAGAGGATAGAGTATATACAACTTATGAGGCTGCAAGGTTGATGACATTACCGAATGATTATATCCAAACCGGCAGTCTTAATGATAAACTTGCAAGAATTGGATTGATGGTTGCTCCCATATGTCTTAAAAATCTTGTAGAATCGATTTACACTAAGGTATTAGAACCATGCAAACAATTAAGTTAGAACACGATTTTGGAGTTAAACAAACTCTTGATAAGTGGAATGGTAAATTTTTAACTGAAGATGCTTACAACAAAGTAGTTTCTCCTGTTGAAGATGTTGCAATTTATAAGCCAGGAGCAACATTAATGGATGAAGGTGTACCACTTGCATATGTGGTATGTAATGCATATCCAGATAATACAATACTAGATTGTCTCAAAACTATTGAGGAAACTACAGTCATGAGAGCAAATGCATCTGGCCCAATTGAGCCAGAAGATATGAAAAAGAAAGGAATTTTAGAATATAAATTAAGAACTCCCAATTCTTATCATACAAAAACAAAATCTGGTAAATGGGGTATGATTGCTTATGCGAATGAAATACATTCGGTAATGGCCGGATGGAAGAAGGGTAGATTTACTGGTGGTATTGAAATGTCTGGATGGACTAAGGACAATCCTGAAAAATGGGAAATTATTAAAGATATTTCAATGTATGATGAAGCTGCATTTAAAAAAGTTGACCCAAAACGATTTCTAGCACAAAAACATTTTGCAGAAAAACATATTAGTAAAGATCATCGTGTGGGAATTATGACAACTCTTTCTATGAATCGTTATAGTGATTTGGGATTAGGTTCAGAGGGAATGTCTGCACACGTTGACTCTGGTGATACTGAAGCAGGAATGACAACAATGTGTCATTTTAGAGATGGGAAATATACAGGCGCATATTTAACTTTTCCTAGATATGGGGTTGCAATTGATGCTCCAGATAATTCAGTTATTATCGCAGATAGTTTAGAATTACATGGTGTGACTCCGATTAAAGGAAAAGGAACACGATACAGTTGCGTTGCTTATTGTGATCGTAGATTGGCTACAATGGGGCAGTTAGGTAAAACACCAAAGAAAATTGGAAAGTATTCTGAAGATGCTACACTAGGAGAATTTTTATGACTAATATTTTAATTGGAAAATTTGGAAAATCCATTTCTTTTAATCCTGAAAAATGGGGAATGGTAGGTGGGGATTCTGAATCAGCTATTCTTATTTCATGTATGGCACAACTATATCCAGATGCAACTTTTTATATAGCAAGTCCAAATGATATTAATAAGTCTGCTCCTACTTCTAATCCATCAATAGATACAAAAATTCATAATAAAATTAACAAGAATGAAAATGTACATAATATATGGAGATATGATGCACATAATTATTTAAGTATAGACAAATTATCGTGGCTTGAATATTATTTTAAACAACAAAGTACAATTGTTGAAGGAGTTCGAGAGGGGAAGTTTTTAGATTTTGGTTTGTTTTATGGCGGGCCCACTTCAGCTTGTACCATACCAAA